AGCTGTGTAAGCCGCCCCTGCAAATACATGGTCTAATATTTCTGTTTCTAAAAAGTTTGTAAAACTCATACTAATCCCCTCACTTTAAGTTTAAGTCCTGAACCACTAAACCTAGCATCTTCAGAGACTTCATTTAAACGCTGAACAGAGGCAGAATACATCTGCGCCCATACAGCTACTCGTTGGTCTTCCGCTAGATATGGCGCAGAATGTAATAACGCTCCGTAGAGGTATACATCCGGTGCTTCTAGTAAAAGCCAGTTATCTGAATTGCTACTTAAAGATGGAATCTTCTGAAAGTAGAGCAACTCAAAATCTGTGTCGGTACTCGGAGTTGGGTACAATTGGAATTGTCCATCTGCGTGTGTGTACATTATTGGTGTTCCTGTTGTGTCTTCTTGTGCTGAACGTTTGTCAGCCATGGAATCTCTTGAAACTAAATTAACTACTGTAGTTCCTGTTCCTGTGAGATGTAATCTAATTGTTTCTACCCAATCAGCAGGTATTTGCATGTACTCATCACCTGAAGATTGCTGTCCACTTGAACGAGCTTCCATCTTCCAATGACGTATATCTCTGTTAATTTGTGCTTCAGCTAACGCTATAAAATCAGGTATGACTGCTGTCAAATCATCTCTGTTTAGGAAATCAGCTACACTTGCTTTTAGTGCTGTGTAAGTATTTAAAGCCATAATTAGTACCCCAATCTATATTGGTTTTGTACTTCGTATCCACCGGCATCAATATTACCATTCATCATCCCATTTATGAATACTTTCTGTTGCTCCTGATTCATACTCTGTAATATCATTTGAACTTTTTGTTGTTCTTGTGGGTCTAAATTAGCCATTATCTCGCCTATGCTGTGTCTCAAGGCAGGTGTCTCAAGACCCTGTGGGTTAGTAGGACTTGCAAATCCACCTGTGAAGTCTGACTGTAAGTCTGTTTGATATTGACCAAAGCCTAAGTTATCGCTTCCTCCACCAGTATTAGCTGTAATGTTGTTGCGGTCTCTGAACTGTGCCATTCCTACTTCACCTAAACCATCACCAGTAAAGTTGTAACCATAATCTTTCCCATCAATACCAAGTGTGTACTCATTACCCATACCCTGACCCATGTTCATCATATAGTCTCTGTATGCAGGTGTTCCCGGTAGAAGTCCTCCGGTGGCGGCCTGAGCGGCATCACGTGTTGCTAATGTCTTTCCAATATCCGTTTGGTACTCCTCACCAGTATTAGTTGTAACAGCTCCCGGTAAGAAGTCATCTATAACCTGAGCGGCATCTCTAGATGCTTTTCCATACTCATCAAATTGTTTCTTTAACCATGGCCCTGCACCCAAAATACCTTCGATAAATGAGCCTTCCCTATCTTCAGGAGTATCAAGACCACTTAATAATGAACCTCCTTGTACTCCTTTTGCAATCGAAGCTTTGCCTAATAACTCAGCAATGATTTGTTTTATTCTTTCCTCATCCATGCCCTGCTCCTGTTTAATTTAACAATAGTATATCATCCATTAATTGAATAATCCTTGTTTTTCCATCCGCATCAACATTTCATGAGAGATTAATCCCATGTGGTTTGATGTATTAATTTGTCTAGTCTCATTTGGTAGTAACCCTTCTCTTGTAATTCTCTGTCCTGCTCGTTGACCACCTGATGCAATAATAGGATTTAAGTCTGAGATGTGTAGGTCATGACTTAATATACCAACTGGTGCGCCGGGCAATGATGAATCATAGCTTGTGTGTCTCCTTGCGTGGTCTGTGCTATTCAATTCAATCTGTCCTACATTTTGTAGTGTACCCTCTTGTTTGTTTAATTGCCTGTGGTCTGTGTTTGCTAGTCTAGCTTTTGTCCATGATAAGACACCATTGTCTGCACCTTTAGTATAGATACCTGCACCATCTCTGAAGTTAACATCAATAATTCTTGCAATAGCTTTGCGCTCTGCACCATTTGAACCGAGTAATGGATTCTCTGCATCTATGCCTTTCCACTTCTGATTAATGTTCTTGCCTGTCTCTAAATCCTTAGATTGAGTCCTAATCATTTTGTCTAGCTTGGTCTTCTGAGACCTGTTTAATCCTTGTAATGCTGACTGCAACATTGAATCTACTACTTGGTGACTGAAGTCTAAGCCAGTAGGAGACATTCTAAATGGTAAATAGATTGGGTCTTTGCCATACATTTGTTTAGCTTCACCGGCCTGTCGTATGATTGAACTAATAGCATCTCTGTGTGAGGCCCATAGAACACCTCTGTCTACGTTCTCCGGGATAATCATAAAGTCCTGTCCACCTTCTAGCTTCACCGGGTTAGGAAACTTAGTGCCATTAACGTGTGTCAAGTATCCACCTGCACGAGATAAGTCTGCGTAAGTAGCTACATATGGGAAGCCTTCAAGGTTTCTGAGGTCAATGTCAGGAATAATAATGTTGTTCTCACCCTTGACTATCGTACCACCTTTATCAAATGTACCTTCAGCTAAAGCTCTCTGCTCTGTTACTCTGTTGCTTAATCTAACAGAACCTTCATCTAGTGGCAGAGTAAGTATACCTTGTTCAACACCTGCGGCTGTTTGTGTGTTCTTATCTATGTCTATGTCCTGACGTTTTAATATCTTAGTAGTGTCATCGCTGTACAAGACGTAGTTACGAGGATTTCCTGCATCCTGTCCTGCGGCAAGATTACGTGCTGATGTGAACCTATCTGTGAATGACATACCTTTAATACCTAAGCTATTGAGATGTAGTGATGCGGCCTTTTGAGACCTTCTTAGCAGGTCAAACATACTCAATCCCGGAGAACGTCCAACAATTGCAGGTTGGTTCATATCCATAGCATTCCTAACTAATTCATCATAAAGGGTCTGCCCGGTAGCATCATCTCCTAACCCAAGTCTCTCCATTTCCTTTTGAACCATTGGGTTTTGGTCTGCCTTCTTAGCCTCACGATTAATGAATGTCTTGATTGCATCGTCACTTAAATCAATCTCATACAGTTGGTTATCTGCTGTATCGAATCTACCTTCAATCTCATAGAGAGCTTTGTTAGCTTTGGCAATGTCAGCAGGGTCTGTTAAATTAGCTATAACGTCAGCTCGGATTGTGTCCGGGTAATAACCACTAGCGGCCCTGTCTAATATCTCTTTAATAAGTGGGTCTTTTTCTAACTTCATAAGCTCATCGAACTCGTCAAGCATGTCGGCATCATGTCTTGCATATCGCTTACCTTCATGCTTAGTTCCACTAACGTATTGACCCCAACCTTGAACCATTGTGCCTGAGTTAGAACCTATAGCATCCATGTCTAATTGTCTGAAGATTGCACCTCTGTTATTACCTTGCCAAGTAATGAGTGGTGACTGCATTCCGTAATGACCTTGATTAGCGGCGGCTACTATGCCATTCATCTCATTCATGAACTTAGCTTGTACAGCAGGATTAGTTGCTACTTTGGTTAGAGCTTTAACCCCAAACCCTGCACCAACTGCCATAGATATTATCTCAGCCGGGTTCTTCCTAAACTCTTCCTTGAATCCTTCCCATGAACCAAACGTGTCTGTAAGATATGAACCAAACTGATTAGCCATCTCACGTTGTTCAACACCTACATCCTCACTAAGCAATCCACCTACTGGTGTTAAATTAAGTACACCACCTGCTAATAAACTAGCTATAGCTTCAGTTGATGGGCCGGGATTGGTAGCCATGTATGCTCCATCTCGATACATTTGTCCGATGCTTTCAGGTAGATTCTGTAACCAGTTGCCACTTCTCTCATCGTTGCCTTCACCCCAACCGAGTGCCTGAAAGAATGGACTTTGCGCTCTACTCTCATAGATTTCTGCATCTCTTGCATCTCTTCTTGCTTGTAACTCAGGGTCAACATCCAATATACCAGTAAAGAACTTAGAGACACCTCCCCAAGCATTACTGAGTAGTCCATCTAATTTAACAGGGTCTTTGTCATCCTGATTGAGTAAGCCTTGATGTAGTCTCATGGCATTATAGTCTTTAAGAATTGATAAAACGAATCCATCTGCCCGGAATGGTCTGCCTGTTGTCTCAGTCGTTCAACCTCATAGAACTCATCGTCCGGTAGAGTGAATAACCATTCTCTTATTTCAGGAGGGTCGTTGACATTGGCCCATCCCTCACGAGGCATTGAGCTTATCTCTTCTGATGTCATTGCACCAAGCAAACCTGTCATACTACTCCTTGCAAGTTTCTCCTTAATGGTTTATCCCAGTTCTCGTTGAATGGTCTGTATCCTATAGCAAGATACCTCATCGCATCTGCCGCATGTGAACTCCAATCATGCTTTGGTCTCATTCTCCAAGTCATACCATTGTCATCCCACTCTCTACTGTAAGCGAGTAAGGAGTCAATGAGTTTCTCACATGATACCTCATCGAAATAACATTTGTCTAACAAAGTTCTCACTTGTTGTATTCCATCGTCAATAAGTAGTTGTGGTGCTATCTCAATATTGTGTATGCCTAGCTCTTCCAACATCTCGACACGAGACTTACCTGAACCAAGCTCTCGTACTCTGACATCATGTGGTAGAACGTGTTGGTCATAGACATAACCTCTGTCCTGAAGAACCTTGACATAGTGTTCAAGACCTGCACCTGATGCTTCATAGAAATCAATAATGTGAACCTCAGCTCCAATGAATTGTGCAAAGACTATGCTTGTTGAATCACCTATGCCTAAATCCCATGCTGTTATTACACCTTTGCCTCTATCGTATCTTACCTTACAAATTCTGTCTTCATCCTTAGCTCTGCGTAATTCAGTAGAATAGTATGCGCCCTCTGAATAAACAAGATAACCTCCCTCCCAAATGTGTTCATACATATCAGGTCGTTTCTCTTTATCTTCTAGTCTCTGCTCATTAAGCACTTCAGGAAACCATTCGTTGTCCTGCCATTGTAGAGCTACTATCTTACTGTTACTTGGAAAGCTCTCTCTAAATCGTTCATGCGTTGCGCTGTACTTGCTCTCAGGATTCCACGTTACCCATATCTCTGAGTTAAAGCCTATGCTCTTATCCTCTTCACGAACAGTAGGCATAAGTAAATCCCAAGCTCTACCACTTACTGACTCAGCTTCATCTACCCAAGCAATGAGTATGCGAGACTGTGACTTGATACTATCTAATGAACGTCTCAGACCTGCGAATGTGTACGTTATATTGCCATCCTTAGACCTGATAAACTTCTCACCTATCTCATAGTATTCTGCTAACCAATTAACACTCAGAATAGCATTCTTCACCTCAGCCATAGATGATTCACCAAGCGAGTTCATAAACTCACGACCACACAATATAGTGCCACGTAATCCACTCATACCCCAACGATAACCAAACACAGCACTCATCAATGCGAATGAACGTGTCTTGCCTGAACCTCTGCCTCCGTAAGCTCCTCTGATTCTAGCTGAACCCTCAAATACTGGGATGAGCTTTTTAGGTAGTTGAACCTCTGCGACTGTGTTCTTCATTTCTTCCAAACACTAGCTGTTAAAATAGACAGGAATGTCAGGTGGAACAATCCTCCTCCCATCAAAGTGAAAGGATTGTGCTGTCCGGTCAGCTTGGTGAGCAGTTCAAGTTGCACTAACGTATCCTCTGTTGAATTAACTATATCCATGAATGCAGTAATGTTAGGTCTATTGACCCCATACCACACAGGTACAAATAAGAAGTCATAAAAGCATATCAGTAGGTAAATTGATAGTGTCACCCACCTGAAACGCATCATACTGCGCTCTCCTTCTGTCATCTCCTTCATCTAGACACATGGTGGTGTACACATCAATGCATCAACACCTAGAAATAAGGTTGTTACAAAAAGAATCACACCTAAAACAATCAAAGCTATTATTGGTTTACTCATCTTTTTTTGTAGTTAATTGAATGATAGTTGGCTTCATGGATTCATCACTCGATGTTATGTCCTGCTCCATCTTATCGTGATAGCCATGCTTACCTAATACGAGCTTAGTTATCGCTGAGTTGAATGTGTTGTTGAGACCTTTATTTAATAAGGTGCGCTCCTGATTTTGAATCGTCAGCCTTAATATGTCGGAAAACCCTTTGTCTTTTTGCTTGGCCCAATCATATAATGTGTCTCTGTGCAGTCCTAAATGAACAGCCATTCCTTCAATGCTTGGAATCATATCACCATACATCTCATAGTCATGAATGTAAGCTCTCGCCTTCTCTTCTAACTCTTTATTCCACTTAGTTGGTCTAGCCATTAGAATCCTCTCCTATCGTAAGTGTGCCAATACTCATAGTCTTCTATTAAATTACCAAACAATTCCTCTGCTTTATTCCACACAGCATCCCATCCTTCTCTACTAGCAAGAAACATAATATCTCTAGCATTATCCTGAGAACAATCTAAGCTATGCAATTCTTTCATGCATTGTTCAGGAGTCTTAGCCATTTAGATGTACCTCTCCTTCAGGTATCTCGGTTGCCTCAAAGCTTGTCTCCAATATAAACATCTCAACTTGCCTATCAATATCTTCGATACTACTATCAGATAAGTCTGCCATAATCTTACACAAGGCAATATATTTAGTTGGCAATGTATGCTCGTCTAATTGTAAACTCATTCTCTCTCCTAATTAGTCTAGGACACTCTCTAATCTAGCAACACTAATCGCAGTACAATAAAAAAAATGCCCTAGCTAATTAACTAACTCCTTCCAATCATCAGGCAAGTCAAGTTTAAATCCCGGTAGCAACTCTCCTTGTATGTACAAAATACAATTATCAATGTACTCTCCCATCTCCTTAGTGTTCAGTTTCGTAGTTGATTTTATCACCTTTTGCACTTTACCTGCAACCTCCTCATATCTCACATCTAAAAACTCTTCACCCAAATGTAGATGAATTGCCTCTTCCGACACTCTAGTTTCATGGTGAACCTGCCGGATAATAACTCCAAAGTACAGATTGTTTTGTCTCCCGGTACGAGTGTTTCTATTCTCTTTAATAGTTATCAAAGCATCCTCAACACCAGTCTTCTGAAAAAATAGTTTGGTCATACCCTCCACGATGTGAGCTTTAGGTTGGTCTCGTTTCAGTATTCTTGTCAGCGTATTAGTCATGAGTAGTATTCATCAACAAGCATTGCCTTGACCAATTGCCTCTTGGTTCTAGTGATAGCAAACTGAGCCATCTCTTTAATGAAGTAAGGCTTGTAGTATGGATGTTCCAATGTGTCATACAATTTATGACAGGCATGGCAACCATAAAAACCTATGTCATTTCCTTGCCCATCTTTAGACTTAGCTCCCATACCACCTGAATTTTCATGACAGAAGACCACGTTCTCGTTGTTGACACCTGAATCACAGACATCACTAGCAAAGGTACAGGCTTTACCACGTGCTGATTTAGTTATTGCATTCTGTTTCATTGAATCCCCAGTCTATTAGTTGTGAGATTACATC